GTTGATTCTAAAGCAATGCGCGGCATTGAACCTGCTGATGAATTTGAAGCAGCAGCTATGGAAAAGCTAAACTCTTTCTATGCAAATTGGGAAACACGTCTTCGAGAAACTGGGCTTATTGGAACAGAAGCGCACTACAAAAAAGTAATTGCTCGCAATGAGCAAAAGATTAAATCGCTTCAGGATAGATTGGCGAAACCTTTAAGCGCAGAAATTCGTGGTGATTTGCAAGCAACTCTCGTTCGACTTTCAGATGAAATAGATCGAGCAAATGAAGTCATTGAAGTATTTAACGACAAAACAGTAATGCCATCTAATGAGAAGGTTTTTCGTCCTCGTTACTGGAATCAAGCAGCAATCAGGGCAAACCGAGAAGGCTTAGAGGCTATTCTTCGTGAATGGTTTGCTGAAAATCCGTTAAAGATTGTTAGCGCAGATGGACGACTAACGCCATCTACTGCATCTACTGAACCTGCTGCCATTGCTTTACGCGCAAAAGAATCTGTTGATACTATTCTTGGTTTGTCTGATGTCACTGACTTTGACGTAGCGTCATTTGGAGCAGGGAAATCAAAGCACTTTAAGCATCGCCTCTTAGATATTCCAAACGAAAAGGTGTTAGACTTTATCTATACCGACACTATGGATGTCATGAAGGCTTATATTCATAAGACAGCCCCTCGCTATGAATTTGCTAAAATGTTTGAAGGCAAGAGCATTGATGATGTTCTTGAAGAAACATATGCAGAGATTATTTCTGCTGGTGGCTCTCGAGAAAAAGCTCATGAAGCAATGAAGAATATGCGCCACTTGTATGAGCGTGTAACCCGCACTGTTCTTCGTAATCCAGAATCTTGGGATCAGAAGACAGCTAAGGTTATGCGTGACTTGGCGCAATTAAACTATCTAGGCAGCGCTGGATTTTCTACGCTAACTGAACCTGCGCGTATTATTATGGAGCATGGATTAGGTACAACTGTTCGTGGCCTTTTCTCTGTTCTTAAAAGTAATCAGCTTAAACTTGGAGCTAGAGAAGGTCGCATAGCGGGTGAAGCTCTGGAAAACTTAATGGGTTCTGCCCAGGCTAGAATTGTTGATGAAGTAAATAACAACCCAATGGCTGCTGACTTGTTTGATAAGTTAAAGCGCCCATTCTATTTGCTTAACGGGCTTGCACCAATCACACGAATCCTTAAAGACTTCGACGCTATGCTGCGTTCTCACTCTATTATTGATTACTCAGTGCGATGGACAAAGGGCCAAGCAACACAGCAAGAACAAGAATATCTTCTTCGTTACAATATCAACTTTGAAGATGCTCAGAAGATTGCTAATGCGCCTTGGCAAAAATCAGAGTCAGGCATGTATATGGCCAACACTGACGCATGGACAAATACGATTGAATTTCCTTCTACAAAAGCAGAAGTTATATCTGGGCCAACAAATAGTTACGCTGCAAGCGGACGTTATAAACCCGCATTTTATCGCCATGAAGAAAAGAAAATTTACATCGATGAAGAGTATGTCAAAGATGTAATGTGGAATGAGCGCGGTTGGGAAAACCCAAGAGTTAAGGGCGTAAAGCCAATCGAAAAGGGAATCATAAATACGCCTGATGATTTAGTCACGTTCATTAAAATGCACGAGATTATGCACAGCTTAAATCGTCCAAAAGACGTAGGCATTGATATGCGCAAAAAGGGCAGCAAGGCCGCATATGAAAATGCAATTAATGATTTGGCTATTGCAGAGATAAAAAAGCAAACCCGTGTTGCGCCTGAAACTGTTCAAACATTCCGTAATGCTCTTAGCTCTGGCATTATGAATACTATTCTAATGGGAACCCCTGCTGATAAACCTATTATCACAGATGGTATTGTTTATGTGCCAATGCGAGTTGCCAAGCAGTTTGGAATGAAAGAAGACGCTAAGTATAAAGGCTATGCTCGTATTGAAAATGGCTTGCTTGGTTTGCCATTCCAGTTCTACAGCTATGCTTTGGCTGCGGTAAACAAAACAACAGCAGCTTACGGCCATGGTCAACTAAAGAATCAGTTTGTAGGAACGGCCATTGCTCTTGGCTTGGGCTATTTGGTGCTTCAATATAAAACACCTGACTTTGTTGAGATGTCTTTCCAAGATCAGCTTGCTCGATCATTTGATTACTCTGGTGTTGCGGCTCTTTATTCAGATATGTTCTATACCGCAATGTCTACAAGCCTTGCTCTTGGTGGTCCTAATTTAACTGGCGGTGCATTGCAGCCAAGATTCCCGCAAGAAAAAGATTACATCGATGCTGCAACGGGTGTGCTTGGCGCTGGCCCTAGCATTGCATCTGATATTAGTCGTGGGGCATATGACTTGGTAACGGGCAACATTGGAGAAGGCAGTAAGGAAATAATCCGCAATCTTCCGATGGCGCGACTATGGTTCTGGAAACAAAAAATGAATGAGTTTACCAGAATGCTTGAGGGCGAATTGGATCAGCCAAGTGGATTTGGTCGTTACTAATTTGTGCTAGACATTTTGTGCGTTGATCTTCTTTGCCCTGCCATGACACAACAGGACAAACGAGGTGATACATGACCATTGATATTTCCAACAACAACCCACGGATATCTTACTCTGTTGCAAGTGGAGTAACGCAGACATCCTTTGCGGTTCCATTTGAGTTTTTCGACAACACTGACATTAATGTCTATGTTGATGGAACGCTAAAAACAATCACAACAGATTATACTGTATCTGGTGGTGATGGTTCGACTGGCACAATCACGATTAGTGTAACGGGAGCCTCTGGTGGCTCAATAGTTGTTATTACTCGAGACATTACCATTGAGCGTACAACGGACTTTACTGCTGGTATTGATATTAACCGCGCGGCTTTGAACACTCAGCTAGATACGCTGACTGCTATTGCTGCTGACCTTCAGGATAAAGTTGATCGATCTCTTAGTCTCACTGATTATGATTATGCTGCTGGCTTAACACTTCCAGAACGTGATGTTCGTAAAGGAAAAACCTTAGCATTTGACACAACTACTGGAGATGTTGGCATTGGGCCTTCTATTTCTGATACTCAAGCTTTAGCAGACGCTTCTGCTGATATTGCGCTGTTGGCAGACATTCAGGATGGAACGTTAGCAACTAATGCTATTACCACTGCGGCATCGATCTCTAGCAATATTACAACGGTTGCTAATATTAGTTCCAATGTAACAACTGTTGCTGGGATTAGTGCCAATGTAACGACTGTTGCTGGAATTAGCGCTGATGTCACTGCGGTTGCTGCTGATGCGACTGACATTGGCGTTGTTTCTGCAAATATTGCAGATATAAACACTGCGGCAGCAAATATTTTTGATATTCAAGATGCTTCAGCGTATGCTGCAAACGCAGCAACATCTGCATCGAACGCAGCAACGTCAGAAACCAATGCGGCAACCAGCGCATCAAATGCTGCAACATCGGAAACAAATGCAGCGACAAGTGCATCGGCTGCTGCTGCATCGCAGACTGCTGCGGCGGCATCGGCTGCATCTGCGGCTTCTGCATATGACAGCTTTGATGATCGCTATCTTGGGCCAAAGACATCTGACCCAACACTAGATAACGATGGTAATGCACTTGTTTCTGGAGCGCTTTACTTCAACAGCACAGCAAACGAAATGCGCGTGTATGATGGGGCAAACTGGATTGCGGCATCATCGGCTGGCGGTGCTTCTTTGCTGAATTATAACTACACAGCAACAAGCGGTCAGACCACATTCTCTGGTGCTGACGATAATGCGGCCACGCTGTCATACACTCAGCAAAACCTGATTGTTACTTTAAACGGTATCGTCCTTGAGGATGGCACTGATTATACTGCAAGCAACGGTACAAGCATTGTGTTGGCCTCTGGTGCGTCCGCGGGTGATGAATTAAACATTGTAGCGTTTAAGTCTTTCACGACTGCTGACATGGTTCCAGCGTCTACTGGCGGCACGTTCTCTGGCAATGTAGCGGTGACGGGCAATCTAACTGTCGATACCAACACGCTGTATGTGGATAGCACGAATAATCGAATTGGCATTGGGACGACTTCGCCTGCGGAGGCATTGCACGTTGTTGGTGGTGGTCGCTTTACTGGCGACGCTTCTTTCGAGGCTCTGGAGCTTATTACATCTGATAACAACAGGGTTTTCATCACTGGCAACTCGTCGGTGTCTGGCGATATGTGGCGGATCGGGACTTCTACATCTAATCCAAATCTGAACATTGACGCATTGCAAGCAAGTGGCGAAATTGTTTTGCGCACTGGCGGCACTAATGAACGCATGCGCATCGACAGCAGCGGTAATGTTGGCATTGGGACGAGCAATCCTTTACATGAGCTAGATATTTCTGGTGTTGTTCGGTCATCAGGGTCGTTTAATCCAAACAATTCTGATTGGAATAATGCTGCATTTCGTGGTCAAGGCTCTTACGGTGGCGGCCTTGCTTTAGTTGACGGCTCAAGTGGTTACGGTATTTGGGCGCAAGATGCAGGGGGCACTTTGGCTATTGGTCAAGGTAGCACAGGGGGTGCTCTTACAGAACGCATGCGCATCGACAGTGCAGGTCGATTGCTAGTCTCAAGAACAGGAAACGATGGTACTGCCAGACTACAAGTGGACGCAACTTCAAGTTACTATGGTATTGGTGTTGCAAGTGGTTCTGCTTCAACTGTTTATGTTTTGGAGTTTAGAAACGCTAATGGTGTTGTTGGGACAATTACAACATCTGGCTCGTCTACGTCTTATAATACATCCTCAGACTATCGTTTGAAAGAAAACGTCACCCCTCTTAGTGGCGCTGCGGATCGTCTTGCTCAAATCCCTGTGCATCAGTTTAACTTTATTGCTAACCCTGACACTACCGTTGACGGTTTCTTGGCGCATGAAGTTCAAGCGGTTGTTCCTGAAGCTGTTACTGGCAGCAAGGATGCAATGCGTGACGAGGAATATGAAGTCACTCCAGCGGTTGTTGATGAGGATGGAAACGAAGTTACACCCGCTGTCATGGGAACTCGCAGCGTTCCAGATTACCAAGGCATTGACCAATCCAAACTGGTGCCATTGCTAACGGCAGCACTGAAAGAAGCGCTAACGGAAATCGCTGACCTCAAAGCACGGGTCACAGCATTGGAGGCAAACTAATGTCAGGATATATCGACACACAAGCGGTTAAGGATGCCTATGCAGCACACCTAGCAGCGCAGGAGTTAGGCAATGAGTAA